TTTTTGTATTCTTCTTGGTCTAATGTTGGCTGACCACCCGTTGCTCTAGTAACAGTACCAGCAATAAACTTTCCGAGTGGGCTTCCATTGTTTACATCAATTCGCTCCAGCATTCTTCCAATATCGCGGGCTGGGGATGTTTGAGCAAACTTAACATCTTCAATAATTCGACCCCATTTGGCTGGGTCATTCAATGTTTCTGATAGAGCAGCACTAATTTTGTCGTCTATTTGTCCATACTCTTCTAAAATTTCACCAGGTTTTTTACCTTCTAAAATTTTTTGTGCAACAAAAACCCTTACATCGCCATATTTCTTTTTGGCTACATCAACGGCCCCATCATCATAAAGATTCTTGCCGTTATAACCGGCTTTCCAGGCTTTTGCCCAAAGGCCATTTGAGTCTTTAGGAACACCCATAGCTACACCTTGTTGGCTAGTAGCAGTAGGACTTCCAAATCTAACTTTGCCAATCAAATCTTTTTGATAAGCCTGACGCAAAACAGAATACGGAGTATTGATTGCCTTTCCATATTCACCAGCTAACTCAAATGTCTTTACAACCGGAGTAGCAATAAAAGATAAAACACCTTTTGCGCCAGTTTTTGCAACATCTACTGCTTTTTCCAGCATAGTTGGTTCTGGTTTTGCAAACTCAGAACCTGGAAATAAATAATCAATCCAGGCTTTTGCTTCTTTAGACAAAGAAGAATATTCTCGCTTTGCTTGTTTCAACGGCAAAGCTCTTAGACGTTTTGTTTGCACGGCTGTAAATGACATCTGCTCCATAAAAGCTTGGTCTTGCGGAGCCAAATTTGCCTGAATGGCTGCAGCATAAAGGTTGGGGTTTGCTTGTCCAACAACAGGGTCTAGTCGTCTTGGCATTAGTACCCGTAATCAGAGTATCGAGCGTAGATTAATTCCACGTCACCAGTCGGGTCGTATTTAGAAACTTCTTGTAAAATTCCAGAAATAGTCGGTGTGCGATAAAACCCGCCAGAAAGACCAGGCGGAAGATTGTTGATACCTTCCGTAATTGGTGTATTCATATCCCCTTGTAGTTCCCCGATACCCGATGGCATTGGAATATTCTCTACTTGCTGAGGACGTGGCTCTGGCATACCAGCCATAGGTGCACCCTGTTGCTGTTCCATTGTCGCTTGTCCCTGACCATATGGGAGACCTGGAATGTAGCGGGATGGCTGGGTTATGTTTCTACCAGATTGTCCGTCTCCGCCCATAGGGTTGATTCGTGTTGGATTGTTCTGTGGTGCGCCAGGTCGAAACCCGCCTTGTCCGTTTGCCATCAGTCTTCATCCTCTTCATCAAGATACTTACTCGCGTCAATATTCTTAGGTATTTCAAAGTTCACCCAGGCTGGGTAAGACTCTTTGTCCATAATCAAACTTAGGCAAATTTCTTCCGGGAAACCAGCGTCTTTGAGCGACTTGTAATATTCATTGAGCCAAATAGCGTAAACCTCAAGCTTTGTATGCTCAAAAGTCTTTACAGTTCTTGGACGACGGATTCTCTTTATTTGCTTCTTAGGAGTAACTTTCTTTTTGCGTCGTGCTGACATTGTTATCTCCTAACTGAAGTTCGGGCGCTGGCGCTTGCCTCTCCACTAGCATTGAGGCTAGCCAATAAACTTTGTAGTCCTACGGGTGGTTGAGAGCCTGCTGCCAATGCACCAGCGGGAGCCGGGGACGGTTGCTCAACCATAGTTGCATCGACAGCAGGTAATTCTTCTGGAGCGAAGATTTCTTCAACAGCGTCTTCGATAGAGCGTCCCTTTTGTCGAAGCTTTATAACATCTGAAATCTTTTTTACAATACCAGCAACATCTCCACCTGATGCAGCCATCTGCGGGATAGCGGTGGCATAGGATTGAAGAGAAGTAAGCAGCGATTTGCGTAGCTGTTCTACTTCAATCTTCTCTTGCTCTTGGGTTACATTGACCTCAAACGGCAACTCTCGCATAGCCAAGTCGGTTGAGATAAGCCCAGCTCCTAGAGCCTGGAGCATAAAGATAAGTCCTTGCGCTGGATTGAGACCAGCCAACATTCCATATCGAACATCTGCTGAATAGTCACCCTTGATATCGCGGGATGGCAGATAGTCAATGTTGTAAGGCGCACCGGCATCAATGCCAATAATAGACTTCTCAAAATTAAAATACTTCTCATCTATCTCAAAGCAGATAGAGATAACATCTTTGAGTGCAGAAGCAAAGATAGCTTGAGCAGACTTTACCTGTGTATCAAAGCCACCCATAAGGGCTTGGACACCCTGACCAGTAACAATAGATGCGTCGATGTTTCCGGTTCGGGACTCTGGATATCGAGTTCCGGTACGGAGTTCCTGTTGTAATAGCTGTTGCTCTGTAAAAGCACCAGCTGGAATAGGAAGCTCTACACGACGAACACCGGCTGGGTTCTGGGTGCGGATGATTGCATCGCCACCAATTTGCATTTCTGCAACATCTTGTGGCACGACGATTGGTGCTTGAACAGATTTCTCTGCTGCTTCCATCGCAAGTAATGCGAACCTATTGCGAAGCAACTGAATCCCAAGTACATCGTCAAACTGCCCACGCATCTCGCCATCAATAGATGGGCGCTTTGCGATAATAACCATCATCTTGCCAAGCGGATTAGGCGCTATGGATAGGACTAGGTTATTTCTTGCAGGCAGATAGATAATAGACTGAGAATCGTCGTAGTAACGAACCATCTCAATCTGAGCGTTTAGGTCTTGCTTGTAGCCTTCACGACCTAGCAAGTCCAGTTCAAACTCAGGGAACTGAGATACCAGTTCTCCAAGCGGAACATAATAACGCTTTGCAAAGGCAATACAACGCCCGTAGCGGTCAAACTCGGGATAAGCCCCTATTGGACTTTCTACTCGTATGCGTGGTAGCCCTGCTACTTCGTCGAGTTCTACAACGAACGGGACGAAACCGAAAGTGATGTACATATCCGCACCGGTGTACATCTGTACTTGCAAATCAGAATGAGCAAAATAATTAGAGGCAATCCGTGTACGAGTATCAGCAAACTTACGAGCACGGTCACTTGCTTGATTCGATGCCGAACAATTGACCGAGGGGAGGGGTGCCATAACCTCTGAAAGGTCTCTTGCAACAATATCAATAAAATTTGCAACGACATTGGCATCTACGCCTTCGGGAAAGAACTCTGGATATACATCCGTAATACGACCAGCACGGACAGATAGGACTTCATCTTGACGCTGCTCTCGCTCAATAGCACGCTTGCGTAGGTTCTCTACCCGTGCTGAAATCTGCTCAATAGATAGCATCTAAGTCCTTACTTGATTCTCGATATTAGTCCACCGCCACCAGGCATAATGGGTGCAATGCCTACTCCGCCACGTGGGCGTAGTGGTTTTTTGGGGCGACGCTGTTTTTCAGCTTCTTCTTCTTTGTCAATTTCTGCAGTAACCGCTTGTCTTGCTTTTTTATTTTTCAAAATTGCTTTTACTACATCATCAACATCTGGGTCAATTATGGTGGTTTCTCTTCCTCGCCCACCAGGTATTACCCTTGGACCAGTTCTAGGATTTTGAACCCTAGGATTTCTTTTAGATTCTTCTTCTTGCTTGATTGCGGTGCGACGCGCTTCTTCGGCGAGACGTGCTTCTTCAGCATCTAGTCTTGCTCTAGCCATAGGAGTTAGATTTAGTTCACGTTTAAGAAGTCCACCATCACCTCTGGGTAATCCAAAAACAGAAAATCCTCTACCTGTAGAACGCTCTACCGGCAATCTATAGGCTCTGCGCTCTACACCGCTAGCAATTGTGTTAGCTTCACTTTGAGAAATAACACCGCGTCGAACCAAGTCTGGCAAAGTACGAAGGTCAATACCAATAATTCTTCTAGGTACAGCAGGTCCGGTTGCCTTGAGTCGTGGCTTTGTTCCAGCCCTAGTAGTAACAGCTCTGCTCTTGAGTGGCTTCTGCACCTTTGGCTTAGCAGTTGGGGTTACGGCTCTTTTAGCTTTGGGTGACATTCTTTGTTTTAATAACCAAGCTTTGAATTCAGGGTCTACATATCCTCGTCTGCCCACA